GGGGGTTCGAATCCCTCCGGGCGCACAAAGGAAAACCCCAGTAAGCAGCGCGTGTCGACTGGGGTTTTACCGTGTTTTCATAACCTTATATCGCACCCTCTACCGTTGCAGATCGTTGCAGGTCATTGAACCTCGTAGGCAACATGGAGGTAACAACGAAGCACCAAAGAGGTAACGAACTACCTCCCTCACAACACCCGGAACCGCGCCCGCCGCTGCTTGGCATCTTGCTCGGCCTTCTCTTTGTTCACCGCGGCAATTCGCTGCCGCTCCCTTGCCAAGTGAGCCTCCATAGCGCCAGGAATAGCGTCCAAACCCTCTTCCCACAGGTGCCCATAAATATCAAGCGTCATCGCTGCCGACGCATGCCCTAGCATCCGCTGCACCGTCTTCACATCCGCCCCCGCAGCAATCGCCAACGATGCCGCAGTATGCCGCAACTCATACGTGTCGATACCATCAATGCCTGTCCAAATCTGCAAATTTCCCCAAACCACCCGCCACCTGGCAGTCGTCCACACCATCCCCCGCTCATCCGGCACCAACCAAGCATCATCCGGCCGACCCTCCGCAGCAGTCGCTAAATCTGCCAACAACTCCCCACCAATAGGCACCTCCCGATGCCGACCCGTTTTCGTGGGCCCCACCCTGCCGAGATCATCCACCGCCCGTCGAACCATAAGCCGACCCCGCACCGAATCCAAATCCTTCACCTTCAATGCCTTCGCCTCCCCCGGCCGCAGTCCCGTCATCAGTAGCACCCGCAACAACAACCGTGACTCCACTGTCGGCGCAGCCCCCAACAGCGCATCTACCTCATCAACCCTCAGATATCGGCGCTCACTCTTCCCTTGCGGCGGTAAATCACCCGCCCGCATGGGATTCGCGTGCACAACCTTCAACTCCACAGCCAAATCCAACATCGAATGAATTAACAAACCAGCCTTCCGCTGCGCAGAAGCACTCACCTGCCGCGGCACCCCACCATCAGGCACCCCCTTCATCGTCGTCATCGTCGGTAACCACGACACAACCTCCGCCCGCGTAATCTGCCGAACCAACCGCCTCCCCCACTGAGGCGCCACCCGTGCCCGCCATGTACTGACATAGTCGCGCCGGGTTTTCTCGCTAACCGTTGCCTTGCTAGCGATCCACGGCTCCCACAAATCCCGCAGCGTAATAGACGCTTTATCTTTAGTAATCCAGTTCCCCTCCGACTGGCCAGTCTCCACCCGCGCGATATAAAGCTCCGCTGCATCACGACTAGCAAACGACTTGGTCACCCGTTTACCATTCTCCGTCCAGCGTGCTTGCCACCGCTTCCCCGCTCCCCAACGGCTAGTACGGATTCGCCGACCCCCCTGAGGGTTCGGCTTGGTCCATAAATCCTTGACATGAGCCATGATATACTCCTTAAAGAACCCATCTGCATGGGTTTCGTTTCCTTAAACCCCCGCTCCAGTTCTTGGCAGACATGAGCGGGGGTCAAAAATATTTCCAATGCGCTTACCGTTGCCGCAGTTGCTGGCTGACGGCAAGGTTATAGCCGATAGTCGCTAGGGTGTTCCAAATACCGGCCAAAAGCATGACCGCAAGTGACCCGCCCGTCATCGTCAGGCCGATAGCAAGGTCATCTACCCCGTTGCCGGTGAAGATCGCTAGAAGCCCAAGGATGAACACTACAAGCCCGAGGTTGGCGATTAGAATAGCGATGGTCTGGTGCCGCTCAAACGGCTTTGTTGCGGTGGGCCCCGCCTCAGCAACCGGCATTGGCTGCGGAACATACCCCTGAGGCTGTGGTTGATACTGCGGAAACGCCTGCTGTTGTGGAGGGGAAGGGGGTTGTTGCGGCAGCTGTTCCCCCTGCTGCGGTTGCTGTGGCTCCTGCGGGGCTTGTGGTGCTGGTGCCTGATGCGTCATTGTGTTTTCCTTTCTCCTGTTTTTACTGGACTAGCAGGGCTTCCACCCTGGCATTATCAGAGTTTGTCGGGACAACCGTGCACACCCATTCCGCACGGACTGTCGCCCCGTAACCGTTTTGAGAATCAACGTGCCCCCGCAGCGTCCATTTAGTGTGGGCGTCGTTTTGCAAAGCAGTAAAATCAAAAAGGCTTTCAAACTTCGCAGTAGACGGTGACTTGAGCTGCGCTTCAACCTGTTTATGGCAAGCGTTCCGTGCGGCGGCTTTGGTCCACCCATTGATCTGATCGGCATCATAACTAGACGACCTGCTGCCAGAGTCGCCATATGACGAATAATCACTAGTGGAAGAAGTAGTCGCAGGCGTTGAACTGCCTGAAGAGGTATCACCAAAGCATGATGACACCCACCACAAAATGAGAATGAAGCCTATGCAGAGCCCGATAAGAGCGCAACCTGTTTCTTTGTCCGATGTTGCCGACGCTCTCGCCGTAGGCGGATTTGAAGGCATTGGCGTGGCGCGGCTTGCCATGATTTCCCGCTCATTTGCTTTAGCACGCCTGGCTGCTTCTTTGCGCCGTTCCGCTTCGGTGAATGTTGCTGATTGGACATGCGCAAACTTTGGGGATCGCTGATTAACATACCCCTGGGTAGCGGCGCTCTGCGCTTGGGCGATACCAGACGAGCTTCCCGACCCCTTAAACCGCCCCGGTAACTGGTACGACCATGGGTCCCGTTCCTTCCTCACCAGTTCAGGCAACGGGTTGACTGTGGGATCGTGTATCTGGGAGTAGCTTGCGCTCGCGGCAGGGGTGACATCTAAGTTGACCTGTATACCGTTAGCTCGAATCCATATCAGCGCATAGCACACAGCCACAAGACTTTTATCGTTGAAATGGTCAACAAACGGCATAAGCTTGTTGCTGGAAACCTCAGTGAGCTCACCAAGATGACGACCATTGAGGCATACCTCGATCACCGGGGCTTTCGTCCCCCGCATAACTTTATGAAGCGTGGCGAGAAAGCACGTGTCTCCAGCTGATAAGACATTCTTGTTCGCCTCGAAATACTCCTGGGTCTTCGTGACTTTGATACTCTTGCCCCGAGGGATGAGTGCCCAATCCAAGGTTGGGGGATTATTAAACGGGGCGATAACCCCAGGTGGCAGTACCCCCACTTTTAGTTTGTAATATGGGGCGTCGCCCCATAGTCGTGCCCGAACCCCAGCATCAAACCCGCTCGCAGCCAACCGCGCTACCTCGGGAAAATACTTCGCAGTGTCTTCATCCGGCAGATACCCCAGCACCTGATCGTTGTATCGCACGGAGATCGCATGCCCACTATTGGAATACGGATTATCCGGCTCCAACACTAGTGTTGCGTCGAAATATCGGGCACCCTCGGCATCAGCTCGCACCTGCCTGATAACCGTATCAACTTCCGCCGCATGGTACCGCATCCCCACCACATTTTGGCCGCACCAGGTTTCCGCCGGCTTCGCATCATAGATACCAACCATGGCCCCATTCCTTTTTCTTCATCTTATATAAACCGCAGTTAAGACTTATCTTATGATTCACCTAGGTGCTTGTATATAGTTTTGATGGAATAATGTTTGCAATACCCTCTTTCGGGTTTATCAGGCATCCATAAGGAATCTCGCATATGTGCCTGAACGGTACATTTCCTGCCACGCCTCAACCATAAAAACCGTCACCCCCAGCTCATGGGCGACCCCGCTTACCGACGGGTGGACGCACTCAGCTGCTACATACTCCTCAATCGTGATTAGCTGTCTTGCCGCCCACCGATTAGCCGCTAACTCCTGCTTCGCCCGCCACCACCCTACAGCAGCCGAATCATGCCCCAACGCCGCATGTCCCACCTCATGCGCCAATGTGCACAAATGCGCCACCGGATGCAGCCCCCGCCGAATACTGATCGCGCGCCGGGGTGCATTCCAGAGCCCCTTCTTGCCACCAACATGTGTGCATAGGGTAACCCCCAGAGATATCGCTAAATCTTCAAGGTTGTCAATCGTTAACATTTCATTCTCCTAGAGATATGAAAAAATTAAGGATAATCATAAGGAGAACGAAACAAAAATATCAAATTAGCTTACGGGCCATCATGGTAATCATCATCACCCGGCATCGGCTCATCCGGCGAATCATCCGCCGCCGTCATCTCTTCATATTGCCAACCATCATCAGGAGACGGGGTGACTTCTGGTTTCGGTTTACAGCGCTTTCGCTCAACAAGCTCATCAAGTGGAACCGTGAACTCGTCAGTTTTTGCGCCCAAGCGCATTCGATTGAGTACCTCGTCTGCCAGCCACTCTTCGGGCGCAAGTTTTAGTGCTGCCCTTATATCCGGGATAGTTCGCCACGCGGGGTCGATAACTTCAAATTCAATCAGGGTTTCCAGAGGGTGGTGTCCGTATGCTGCGCCGATTTTGATTAAGTTTTCGATACTCATCCTCCCCGTAGCTATTTGGTGCTGCAATGTTCGTTTGGGGATGCCTGTGCGTTGTGCGATTTCAGGGGCTGTATCAGTGGTGATATTTGTCAGCCATTTTTCGAGATTCATACGGCGATTGTAACTGAATTGCTATTTGCGCGCAAGGTTTGCGCGAGTATTTACCATTGGAAACTTAATTTTTCAGTGCAGCTATTGCGTCAACGGCGCAAGGTGTGTAATAATGGCGCCATGAGCGCAAACTTTGCACCAATTCGAATAAAGGCCTCGGTTTTAGACCAGGCCAGAAAATTACATGGCCTGACATCCGATGAACAGTTAGGTGCTGAACTCGGATTGTCCGGCACAACCGTGCGCAATCTGCGACATGGACGAACGAGCCCGACCTTGGCCACGGTACTGAAAATTAGTCGCCTAGCAGGTGTCCCAATCGAAGGTTTGATCGTCGAGCGAGTAGACGAATCTGCGGCTTAGTCGCTGGGGGCGTCGTAAAGCGAGGAAGAAAAGGAAAAACAATGAAGAATTTGGATGTTGTGGTTCGTGTGAAGCGCGAGCCGTCGCTTGCCGAGCTGAGGCCGGTAGCGGAAGCCCTCACAACGCTGATTGGTGAGGGTTTGGTTGATGTTTTGATTGTAAGCGGCGGTACGGGGGACGTCAGGGTCCCTCATGTGTCGGAGTTCATGTTGTTGGGGTTGTGTACTGCAGATAGCGCCCAGCCCGAGGTTGTGCATGGGAACGTCACGGTGTTGCAGTATGCGCTGCGGCAGGAGGTGGATTCCCGTGCCTAGCCGGAAGATTGATGACCTTCAGGTGACGATCACTGATGTTGGGGTGGAGTTGGCCCAGGACGGGGTTGGCGTCGTGCAGGTTGACGCAGATTCGATCATGCGACTCATCGACGCTTTACAAGACGCCTGGTACCAGCATGCCGGGGTGCCGCCGATGACGGACCGGTTCTGCAACATCGGCGATGGCCTGTACGCAACCCGAGACGGCGGAACGGTTCGCTTCTACGACGAAGGCGAGTTCCTTTTCCGGGTTCAGCGGTTCCGGTTCCCGGCGATGATGAGCTTGTTCGCCCCGGAAGACCCGAGTGCTGCCCAGGAGGTGGCTGTTGATGCCTAACGAGTTTGTTTTCTCGGGTGAGCTGGATGGGTTGTTCATCAAGCTGGGGCCCACCGGCGCGGACCTTCAGGATAGCGCCGGGGCTCAGATTCATATTGATCTTGAATTGTTCCCCCGGCTGTGTTCGATGTTGCAGCTCACCTACCAGGCCAATGTCGGCCTAGGCGCCTAATCGCCCCCTTATCGCTTGTGGCCCCTTCCTCGCCTGGGGAAGGGCTGGGAAGGGGCCACTTAGCACCTACACACAGAAGAAAAGGAATTTTAGTAATGATCTCGTTTATTGGAATGCTGGCCGCGATGGTGTCCATGGCGTTAGCTACGTGCTCGCTGGCGTTAGCTGTTGTCGTCTATCGGCGGACCCGGGGGGCCACCACCAGTCGCCAAGAAACAGCGCAGACGGCACCTGCTACTGGTGTGCCGACTGCTGTTGTTGCTGCCGGAGGTGGTGCCGTAGATGGTTCTCTTGGGTGGCCCATTATTGCGCGCTGGTTTGGGCGCCCCGCGGTGTCTCTTGATGCTTGGTCTGCTCGCCTGGTGGTGTCCTGTTTGCGCGCTGTGGGGGAGCGGCTGCTATCAAGCCGGGTGCCTGTTGGTTGTTGGCCCCGTGCGGGGCAGTGCCGGGGTTCGCTGTTCGTGACGCCTCGATTGGTGCGGCTATGGCCACTGGTTGCTGTTTGGGTGGGCCGGCGTTTGCCCCCTTGCCAGGCGGAGGCGGCAGGGAGGGGGCCGCCTGCTCGTAATGCACACTTCTTGTCGCTGCTGGCGGCGGCAAGAACCCCCTATAAACCAGAAAACCGGGGGCTAGCACAAATTACCCAAACTAGCCCCCGCCGCAAAGCCTTTGAAAGGAAAGGCAAATGAATCATATCACTACCCCTCAATTACCGCAATGGTTGACCACCGCCCAAGCCGCCACGCTTTCCGGCTTTTCCCAATGGCAGATCAGGAAATTCTGCCGCCAGGGTGTGCTGCGCGCTACCCAGCCGTCGATGGCCACCACTGTGGGACGCAACGCCCCCTACCGGATCGCGCTCACTGATCTGATGGATTTCATGGATGCCCATCCGGTGGCCGACCAGGAAGGATACCGCCATGCCGGATTCTACCGCTGACCTACCATCTCGCCTTGCAGACAGCTTGACTGCCACCACGGTGTGGCAGCAGGAGCTGATCGCTAAGCTGCTTGAGCGGGGGAACGCCGAAGCAGAAAGCGGCCTCGACGTCGCATTAATCATCCATGATTTACACGCCCAGGTTGAGACACTGACGGCGGCGAAAGTAGTTGCCGAGCAGCGCGCTGCCGATTTGCATGCGGCGCTGCATGACGCCTGCGATCAACGCGACGCCTACAAAGCTGCCCACGAGTCTCGGGAATGCTGCCAGGATCCGTGGTTGGTGACCGTGCCGGTTACAGAGCCGGCAGCCGGCATGGTCGGTGCCGACACGGGCGCTGACGCTGACTGCATTGACACCGATGCCGCCGCTGAGCTGGATTCGGAGATGCAGGTAGTGCTGGAGCTGCCCACGGATCTTGTGGACAGTATCCGGCAGGCGGCGGCTGCGGCATTGACCGCGATAGACCAATGCCGGGGAGCGTTCGAAGATGGCGACGACGGCAAAGCCTTCAAATGCATGAAGCACGCGGCCGCGCACATGCGCAGGGTCATTGACGGGCTGAAAACCGTTAACAATATCGTGAACGGCGGTGAAGAGTGATGCCTGCGACCGTTACCCTTGCAGGGCCAGTAGCCCGCCGAGTGTATACAGGACGTTTGGTGTCTGTCTGCTTTGATGCGGGCAACCCTGCTGCTATCGCCCTGGGTGACCTAGCTGCCTGCGTACCAGGGTTCGGGGTGCTACCCGAAATGCGCCTATATGGGCTGCCAGTGATTCACCGTTGCGTGTTTGTGCCCATCGCTACCGCATGGGAGTGGGTGGGCATGTACAAGCGCCACCAACAGGAAACACCACGGCAGGAGCTAACCCGGATCCTCCAGTGGGCAGAGCAGCAGGAGGCACCAGCATGAGCCGCGCATGGTGCCGCTGGTGCGGCGCAGAAATCCGCTGGGCAAAAACCACCAACGACAAAAACATCCCACTCGACCCCTGCCCGACCCTAGACGGCCGCTGGCGTATCAGTCTGGGCCGCGCCCACTACGTGCACGGCGTCGCCAGGGAACAAGCCCAGATCGCGGGAGAACGACTGTACGTGGCACACATGGAAACCTGCACACGTAAAACCCACCAACCCGGCCTAAGAAGGAGTGCTTGATGAACACCACTGACATTCGGCGAACGTCGCTTGCCGCGTCCGACGACACTATCGGTGCCCTACACATCCGCGAAACGTGGGCGATCGTTGACTGGCCCCGCAATCCCGTTACCGGGGAACGTGAACCCTATGCGGTCGTCTACTCCGCCGACGGCCGGCGAGTTACCGAAGTGCCCATCCCCGCCGCTGCATACAGCATCGCCCACGCCGCGCCGGGGCAAGTGCTTGCCGCCGCCTACGGTGTTTTGGAAGACAATCCCCATCTTATTGATACCCTCCGCACTCTCCAGGAGTCCTAAAATGCTGACCTACCTCGAAGAAGACGCTGCGCTCATCTGCCGGTGCCTGCCGAAAAACATTGCCAGGCCGGACGACGAGCAGTTTCCCCTATTCCTTATTTATGCGGTGCTTATGCGCGCTAAGGGCACTGCTGCCACGCTATCAGACGTTCATGATGCCTGGGCGGCCTGGCGCACCGACAGCGCGCCCCTGCACAAGAGCCTGGTGCCGTTTGATGAGCTGGATGCCGCCGCCCAGATGGACGCCATCAGCGCCGCTATCCAGTACGCCCAGGTGCCATTCTGCGCACCCATTGGCCTGCCCCCAGGTGACTACTTAGCGCGCTGCTACGTGCCGTTGGGCGGCATGGTGGAATCCTATTCGACGGTAACGGACATCCGCAGGCCCTATGCCGCCGACGGCGGCCCGGCGCGGGATGCTGACGGGTTCGAGTACGTGGCCACGTTGCCGGTGGCGCCGCGGCAGATTACTGCCCGGCCGAACCTGAGTGGTGGGGCGGTCTAGCTAATGATTCTCGGTATCTGCCAGCAGCCCCGGCACCAGGCGACAGCTACACGGCCCAGCCTGTGGGACCCTACGTTCCCCGGGGAACCGGTCAAAAACGCACTGGCCAGGCAACAACAGGCTAGGTTATTGTGTGCCACCTGTCCGCTGCTGGGTGCGTGTGAGCACATGCTCTCTGACGCAGAACGCCGCGGTGTGCTCGTGGGTGGGGTGGTTGCTGGCAGGTACTCGGACATTCCTCAGCAGCACGGGAAAGAGGGGGATCTGTATCAGGAGCGGTGCCGCGCTTGTGGGCGGCAGATGCTGCCGCAGGCGGAGCCGCCGATCCAGGCCAGGGGTCGCCGCAGTAAAAAATATCCGCTCCGGCACGTGGGGGAGGGGCTGTGTGATAAGTGTCATCCCGTGTGCTCCAGGTGGGCGCATGCTCGGGGTGGGGCGGCATGACAAACCATATTTTCATTTACATTGTGCACGTTTATTCGCTAGAGAGGGGAGAGGCGCATGTGGTTTAGGGGAGGTGACACGCTCACCACTCACCCGTTGATGATTCGGCTGCTTGAGGTATGCGGCGGTGACCATCTGCTGAAGAATGAAGCAAAAGGCGTCCTCGCCGACTTAGTAAGTATTTCGGCGGCGCACGCTACCGACTACTGGGTAGGTTATGGTGCCGTGTCACAAATAGCGCCGGGGCGTGAAAAGATCGTCATCGAGAACCTTTGCAATGCGGGATTGCTCTTCCGGGAAGAAGGCCCCGAGGGGCGGCCAATGCTGCGTATCGTCGATGACCCCACGCTTTACCATATCCGGCTGAAAGAGGAAATGGAGATCGACCGTCGCCGGGCGAAAGACAAACAGAACCCCGAGCTACTCATCACCGTTCGCGTACGGGATGGCGACCAATGCCGGTGGTGCAAGAAAACCGTGGACTGGCGGGACCGCCGCTCCGCCAGAGGCGCCACCTACGATTCGCTCAATGGACATAAGGAGTCCACCCCCGAGACATTGGTTGTTGCCTGCCGCGGCTGTAACAGCAAGCGCGGCGCAGGGGTGGTTTTAGACCTCCAAGATCCACCAACGCCGGAAGAGGTCTATTACACTGCCGCCAGCTTGGAGTTTATCAACAGCAGCCAATACGCACAGGACAACGGCATCCACGTGATTTCACGGAAGGAACGCCAAGCCCAACGCATCGCCACCCAAGAACCCCAAGCCCCGGCGCGCCAGACGCCTGCTAAACACAAGAGCAAGAGCAGCGCGCCCAAAGCGGCGGTTAGCACCCCGCCGCCAACCCCGCTAACCTCGTCGGCGCCAATCGGCGTTGATGGGTTCAGTGACCCCCTCGACGACGCCCCAGACTGGGTACTCGAAGGCCACATAGAAACACCCCCTAAGCCTGCCGACTCGGCAGTTGCCCAGGCGGAAGATGCGCCACCACACCAAGAACAAGAACCCACACAGCGGCCAGAACACGACACAAAGCCCGCACAACACCCAGACGCTGCGCCGGGGAGTGCACAGGACGATCATCATGGGGCGCGACCAATAACCGCGCAACAAACCACAGCCGGTCTTGAACACGAGTGCAGGCATCGACGCCGTCGCCGTAACCGCCGCCGCGGAGGCCGGCAACGAGAATAGCCACGGGCATTCCCAAACTTATCCCCCTCTAGCCGCTACAGGCTTGCCGTAGCGGCGATTAGCCATGCCTGAAAGCACTTGCCCTTGAGTCGCCCGCTGCGGCACTCAAACCCGCCGTGAACAGCGAAAACGGCGCCTTGGGTGCCATCACGTGCGCATAGTTGCGACTAATGTCATAGCACCCGTCGCTTGCCCTCTTCGCACTCACCAGCCCCGCTGATTCACTATTGCCCTCCCCAGACGGCGCCTGGGGAGTTTTTCTTTGCCTATGTTCATAACGATTTGCGCATATCTAGATATGATCCAGATCGGGTTCAGGACGGTGGGGTTGCGATTCTAGTCTTGTCGGGTCGGGTCGGGTCGGGGAGGCCGCCGTTAGGCGGCAGCCCAGGTAAGATACTTCTTTAAGAGAGAAGGGAAACCTGGTGGACGATTACCTTTTACATGAGTTAGGGAAAGCTCTTTACACACTGGAGACTGAGGGGGGAGCGATGGCTGATCTCCTTACCTTCCGCAGGGGTAGTGGTGGTGATACTCCGGTTGGCCGGTCGGCTTGTGCTTCGAGGCCGCCGGTGAATTTGTCCATGTTGGATTTGAAGATGCGTACGGAAAATCTCTTGGCGTTTTGGGCGGGGCAGATCGCTGTGACATCCGGCGTCGGCGCCCCTCAGGAACATAGCGTTCCTGTGTTGGCTGGGTGGCTGCAGCGGCACCTGTGGGTGTTCGATGAGGCGCCGTGGGGCGGTATGGCCGCCGAGGAGATCGTGGCGCAGTCGCGCCTGGTATCTGAGGTGGTGGCCGACTCTGGCGCTGATGAGTATGAAGAAGCGCCGCCGGAGTGGGCGTCGTGCCGTGTAGTCGCCTCGTGGTTGACCCGGTGCGGGTATCGGGTGAGCCATATGCGGGTGTGGCGATGGGCCCAAGCTGGGCTGGTGCGGACAGTGACCGGTGATGGTGGAACACTGGTGTGTTACGCCGATGCCGAGCGCGCCTGCATCGACGCCGCCCCTGGCGTTGGTGTTGCGGTGTTACACCCCATGGTGTAAGCTAACGCTCGTAACCCCTGGGCCCAAGGCTCAAGGGGTTTCGTCGTATCCGCAGCAGCTCCCCACTATGTGGGGATGTCCCGTTTTGGTATTGGGGCCGGGGTTTGGCTTTCCGCGGCCTGTCGGGGGCTTCTTTTCCTTTTTCTTCACTACCCGACACCAGGCCCAATGCTGCGGATACGGCACCTATATGCTTTCAACTTTTCAAGAGCTGGGGGTGGTGGTCATGCCGCGCGCAGGAAGTATCTGCTGTGAACCCGGATGTCCGAAACCCGCTGTTTACCGGGGCCGGTGCCGCAGCCACACCCAAGAGCAGGAGCGGCACCAGCGCGCTACCGTGGCCACTAAACGCGATGAGCCTAGCAGCCGGGAGGCTCGGCGCCGGGCGGTTGCCGCCTGGCGCGCCGCCCATGGTGATGTGTGCCCCGGCTATCGCCGCCCGCCGCACCCGGCGCGGGACCTCACTGCCCAGCACGCGCATGCCCTCGCCGACGGCGGCGACCCCGGCCAGCCCCTAGTAGTGCTGTGCCGCAGCTGCAACAGCCGGCACGGCGCCGACCGGCTCGCCGCCCGCCGCGGCCGCCGCTGACCCCAGGGGGATACCCCCTGTAGCAGGCCTGCTATTGGCCGTGACGGAGGTGGCTAGATGGCGCGGAGGGTTCAAAAACCGCCTCTGGCCTGCTATTTTTTGAACCCTTAAGCCTGATATTTTGCCCGATGAAATCTTTTGATGGGGGTGGTTTTTATGCCCAGTGGTGGTGCTAGGCCCCGGTCGGGGCCGCCGCCGGACCCTCGTTCTGGTCGTTCTGATGCCCGAGGTATTTCCGCGGAGTTGCGGGTGCTGCCGGCGTCCGGCTACGCGGGTAAACCCCCGCCGTGGCCACTGCCAACCGGTGCCACCAGGGAGCGCGCCCTATGGAAAAAGGTCTGGCGTTTTCCCCAGGCTGTGGCGTGGGCTGGGGAGGAATGGCGGTGGCTGACTATCGCGCACTATGTGCGCTGGGCGGTCCGTAGCGAAGCCCCAGGGGCTACGCCGTCGATGATGACCCAGGTGCTGCGACTCGCTGACAGTATCGGCCTTTCGCCTGCTGGCCTCCTGCTCAACGGCTGGGCAATCTCCACTGCTGACGACGGCTCCGTCACCGAGGCGGCCCCGTCATCGCAACGACCCGATCCTCCCAGGCGCCGCCTACGGGCGGTAAAGGACGATGACGATGATCCTGCCAACTGACTGGGTTGTCGATTTCCCCACCCTCGGGGATCTGTGGGATGCCTGGGTGCAGGCTCACTGTCTCATCCCCGATGGCTATCGGCGTGGGGAGGCGTTTGTCTGGAGTGATTGGCAATTCTGGTGCGCCGCGAACTTCGGCCGTATCCGCGCCGGGCTGCAATGGGAAAACATCCCCCTGGGTGCCAGGGCGTTCACCTACCGTCGTCTGCAGGTTATCGCCCCGCAGAAGACCGGTAAAGGGCCGTGGGCGGCGTCGATGACGGCTATCCAGGCAGTGGGTCCTGCCGAGTTTGACGGCTGGGCTTCCGTTGGGGATGCCTACAGGTGTTCCGACTGGGGCTGCGACTGCGGCTTCGTCTTCCCCTACCAGGCTGGGGAACCCAAGGGCAGACCTCACCCATCGCCACTGATCCAGTTGACTGCCACATCCGAGGACCAGGTGGAGAACACCTATAGGCCGCTGCGGGCGATGATCCAGATGGGTCCCCTCCGGCGCCAAATGGCGGTCCGGGATGGGTTCGTGCGCATCCTTGGCGGTCTGGGCGGCGACGACGCCGACCGAATCGACGCCGTAACCGCCAGCGCCGACAGCCGCGTCGGCAACCCCGTAACGTTTTGTGAACAGGACGAAACGGGGTTGTGGACCAAACGCAACCGCATGACTAAAGTCGCCGACGCCCAGCGTCGTGGTCTGGCAGGCATGGGTGGCAGGGCGATCGAGACGACAAACGCCTACGACAGTGCGGAGCAGTCGGTTGCCCAAACGACGCTTGAAGCCAACTTGGATGATGTGGCGACGTTCTACATTCCACCGCCCAAGCATTTGAAGTGGGAGCGGAAACGAGACCGGCGCCGAATCCTCGAAGCCGTCTATAAGGGCAGCCCCTGGGTCAATATCGCCGCGGTGCTGGCCGAGGCTGACGAAATATCCCTCCGTGATCCCGAACAGGCCGAGCGTTTTTTCGGTAACCGGATCACCTACTCATCAGGCAGCTGGCTGCCAGCAGGACTATGGGAGGAACACTATGCAATGGTTGAAGAATCCCCCTGACGGCACTAGCATCTGCGTGGGCTTCGACGGGTCAGAAAACAATGACTGGACCGCCATCCGGGGCGAAACACTTACCGGGTTTTCGTTTACCCCCCGCTACGGGCCAGATGACAGGCCCACTATCTGGAATCCTACCGAGTGGCAGGGCCGGATACCCCGCGGGGAAGTGGCAGCCGCCATCGACGAACTCTTCGACCGCTACCAGGTGGAACGCATGTACTGCGACCCCCAAGACTGGCGTTCGGAGATCGGCGAATGGGCACTCAAATACGGCTCGGAACATGTGTTCGAGTGGGCCACAAACAGCATCAAACGCATGTACCAGGCCATCCGACGGTTTGAGGTAGACCTGACAACGGGGCGCATCACCCATGATGGCTGCCCGCTCACCAGCCTGGCCATAGCCAACGCCCGAAAAGTCGCCAAGCCTGGCCAAATGTACGTGCTCGGCAAAGCAACAGAGCAACAAAAGATTGACCCGGCTATGGCTACCGTGCTCGCCCACGAAGCAGCCATGGACGCCCACGCCGACGACTGGGAAAATAGCACAACGGCAGCCAGGGTTGTTGTGCTAGGCCGCCGCAGAAGGAGGTGACGACAATGGAACTCACGCCAGAAGAACGGAGACTCGCCGAGAAGCTCTTCAACAAGATTCAGCGGCAGCGCCGGGAAGACCGCAAGAACGAACGCTACTACCAGGGCCTGCAGGAAATCGGCAATTTAGGCATCGCGGTGCCGCCCGACGTGCAGCCGTTCGCTTTCCCACTGAACTGGTGCCGCACCTACATCGACGTCCTTGAGGAGCGCCAGGATGTGAGGATGTTCCTACGCTCCGGGGCGCTCGAAGAAGACGCCGAGCTACGCGCCGACTGGGAAGCCAATGATTTGGACAGCCTCTCACATTTGGTGCACCGGGATTTGCTCATTTACGGGCGGGCATTCATCTCTGTTGCCGCCCGCGACGGCGGCGGCAGGCCCCGGATCATGCCCGAATCCCCCAAAGACATAGCAGCCCTGGTCGATGCGCGCACCCGCGAAATGACCGCTGCCCTCCGCATCTACCGTGACGATACCGGCGTCGCCGAATACATGACTCTCTACCTCCCCGGCTCCACCGTGCTCATCGACCGCCGCGCCGGGAAATGGGAAGCAGTCAGACGCATCAAACACCGCCTAGGCCGGGTGCCACTGGTGATGATCCTCAACCGGCAACGAACCGGGGAATGGTCGGGTGAGACCCAACTCGCCGACCTTCGGCCCCTGGTCGATATGGCGGGCCGAGTGATGCTGCAGCTCCAGCTAGCCATGGAGACTGTAGCAACGCCTCAGAAAGTGGCTCTGGGTGTAACTCAGAAAGATTTTGTGGACGCTGACGGCAATCAAATCGGCGACCCCTGGGAGACTTATTTAGGTGCCATCTGGGCGATCTCCAGCAAAGACGCCAGGATCGAGCAGCTGTCGGGCGCCCAATTGACGGGTTTCCACGACACCATCAAAATGCTGGCCGAGCAGGCGGCAACTGTGACCGGCCTGCCGGTGCGGATGATGGGGCAGAACACTGCCAACCCCGCCGCCGAAGGGGCTATCCGCGCTGATGAATCCCGCCTTGTGAAGCAGGTGGAACGGCTGAACGTCCTTATGGGTGCCGGCTGGGCGTGGGCGCTCGGCATCGCCGAACGGATCCGCACCGGCAGCTGGGAAGCCGACGGCAAAATCAGCACCCTATGGCAGAATCCCGGTACCCCCACGGAATCGCAGAGGGCCGATGCGCTGCAAAAGAGCACTGGCGGCAGGCCGTTCATGTCAGTGCGCGGGGCCATGGCCGAGATGGGATGGCCACAACAACGCATCGACCGCGAACTCGAATGGTTGGAGCAGGAAAACAGCATGGGCGGCATCATCGAAAAACTCGAACGCGGTGCCGACGACAAGGCGGAACCACCGTAACCGCCCGTCGTCTAGCGGTGTGGAGGGAGGCCTACCATCATGCTGGATTCCCAGTACTCCAGGCTTCCCCCACAACTACAGGCCGCCGCCGACTACCGGCAGCGACTCATCGCTCAGGTAGTCCGGCGGGTGCTTGCTGCCTGGCGGCCCAACAGTCCGCAGGACCCCAATGCCTGGTTCGCTAGCCATGCTTTGCCGTTCACCGAGATGGTGACCCACGGGCAACTGCTGGCGGTCCAAGCAGCAGTCGCGTCGGCGGATGTTGCGCTGGATCTACAACACTATGATGCGGTACCGGAGCTGTCGGCGGACCCGGAGGCGTTCGCCGGGGTAACAGGTAGTGGCGACCCCGTGATGGGGCTCGCCTACGCCCAAGCCCAAAAAATCACCGAGTTGGTCGACGTTGAAGCCCCTATCACGGAGCGGGCGCAGGCGTGGCACCACGCGGGCGTGATGCTCGCAACCGCCACCCAAACCGCTATCTCTGATGCCGCCCGCATGGCCATACTCACCCACCTAGCCGCCAGGCCTGGCACCACATGGGTGCGGGTGGTTCGCCCCCCATGCTGCGCCAGATGCGCCATCCTGGCAGGCAAAAAAGGCGGCAGTCGCATGAAATTTCTTCGGCATCCGGGGTGTGATTGCACCGCCATTCCGGTCTCCGAGGCTACGTCGGATATGCACAAACTGTTCTATTTCGACGCTAAGGAATACTTCGACTCCTTGTCCCCGGAGCAGCAGGCCAAGACGTTCACTAAAGCAGGCGCCAGGGCTATCCGGGACGGGGCGGACATCAACCAGGTTGTTAACGCCCGCAGGGGCATGACGACTATCACCTCGGCAGGTGGTAGGCGGCGTCTCATCACCGCCGAAGGCACCACCAAGCGTGGTTGGGCGTCTGAATACTTGCGGGAACAATACGGCGCGTCGCTGCAAAAAGCCGGTGGCAGGTACCGTCGCACGTCGGTAGCTAGGCTGATGCCGGAAGAAATCTACCGTATCGCAGGTGATGACCGTGACTTGGCTCTATCGCTACTGCATAAGAATGGCTTTCTCACCGACGCCACGCCAGACCTGTCTGGTAAGTGGTCATGGGCGAAACGTGATCCCGAAGTCCTGGCAGCCAAACGCAGGATCGGCGCCAGGCCCAGCATTGCGATCTCTGGACCGAGCAGCGCTGACGATCAAGCTAAACCCGCCATCGGCGCCGAGACTGACGCTAGGCTCAAACACGACTACTCCCAGCGTATAACCACGACACCTAGGCAATTCCGCAAGGTTGTCAGTAGGGTGCTGAGCTATATGGATGAAGCGCACCAAGGGCAAACATTCCTCCCCGAATACGAAATCGGGCTGATGAAAAAGTATGACCGTAGAGGGGTAAAAATTGAAGATAGCAGTATCAGGGGTACTTCCTATAGGGATCCCGTTGAACCGGGGAAATTCCGGTACCGGGTGAAGATCAACGGGACCATCCAAGGACAGGAGCTAACCACCATCCACGAGCTGGGGCATCTCATCAAATGGAAATACGAGACCCGGCCGGAGATCAAACCCGTATTTGCGGCGATCCGTCAAACTCCCTCAACTCGCAAGATTGAAAACTATAGGGGAGATCTTGCGGAGAGCTGTATGCAGAGCTATCTATTGAGCGACGATGAGCTCTTTGCCCGCGCATATGCCCAATGGGTGACAGCTAAAACCGGAGCGCCGAAGTTGGTGAACACTCTTGATTTCCATCGGGGGCAGCAAAGCGTTTTGAAATCAGTGCAGTGGCAGGATGATGAATTCGCCCAGTATATTGAGCCTGCTCTTGATGAATTTTTTGGTCAGCTGTAATATTATATCCATGCTATTCACAGATGTCCCTATCGATTCTCCCTGGGATGTGATCGTCCAATCCTATATGGACGCCATGGGGTGGTCACGCGAGCGTGCGGAAGAATATGTGGACGCGCTTGCAGGCATCCGCATGTGGGAGCCCTGTGACCGGAAAGAAAAATATAAAGATGCTGTTTTACCACCACCAGACTTTCCACTCTGGTGATTCCCTAAAAAACTGACACCGACCCCCAAAAGTGGAGGTCGGTTTTTCTATGCCCAAAACCAAAGAAGGAAGGAAGATCTATGATTGTCACCGGCCTAATGCGCTACCACATCCGCTGTATCACGCAACCCTCTCTCGTCGGCCAGGAGCCACTAGCCGGCGGCTCTAGCGCCGCCGAGGGGGCAGCTTCTACCCCCCAGGCCAGTGGTCGGCAGCGGGAAGGCGAGACCGCATCAGCTACCAACAACACCGACGGCGACAGCGATAATGACGGGGACGGCGGCGACCCGAACGGTCGGGGCTCAAAAACACAAGTGCTTGCCGACCTCGCCAAAGAACGTGATAAGCGCCAAGCTGCCGAGGAAGAAAATACTGCGCTGAAGTCGCGTTTGGCGGAGTTCGAGCGTGCCCAGATGACAGAGCAGGAGAAAACCGCGGCAGACCTCAAAACCGCCCAGGACCGCGTGGCGGCTCTGGAAGCGCAGATCGCCGAACAACAACACCAGGCGGCGGTTGCCGAGGCGCTGAAAACTGCGGGGCTGCCAGCTGATCTAGCTGGTCGGCTTCAGGGCTCAACCCCGGAAGAGCTCGCCGCCGACGCCAGGGCCCTAGCCGCGGCGCTGGGTGAGCCGCCGGTCGACCCCTCCCAGGGGCAACACTCTGGCGGCAAGATGACCCCCCGCAGCCTCACCGAGGCGCTCCGTAACCACTACAACATCACATAAAAGATAAGGAGGATCGCGCTATGCCTATTACCCTGGCAGACGCCAAACTCAACACCCTGGAAGACTACGACCCGATGGTTATCGACGAATTCCGCAAAAACTCCCCGCTGCTAGATGCCTTGATCTTCGACACCGCGGTCAACCCCGCAGGCGGCGGCGCCACTCTCGAATACGGTTATCGCCGGCTAGTCACCCAGCGGGCCGCTGACTTCCGCGAAATCGGCAAAGAATACACCCCCCAAGAAGTCAAAACCGTCAAGAAAAGCGTGGAGCTCAAGCCGCTGGGCGGTACTTTTGAGGTAGACCGGGTGCTCGCCCACCTAGGCCCCGCAGCCAGCGATGAGGTGGCGTTGCAGACCTCCCAGCTCATCAAAGCCACCAATGCGAAGTTCAACGATGCGATTATCACCGGTGACACCGCAGTCGATGCCAAAGGGTTTGATGGCCTGGCCAAGGCACTGAAGGACTCCGTGACCGAGCTGAACGCTACGGGGGAGAAAGACTGGACTGCCCTCACCACCGCTGACACCGCGCTGGCTATTCTCGACGATTTGGATGAATTGCTCGGTGCCTTGGATGGCCCGCCCACTCTGCTGCTCTGCAATAAGCGTGTGCTGGCGAAGATCCGGGCAGCAGCGCGCCGGGCCAACTTGTACACTCAACAGCCTGTCGAGGGGCTGCTTGGTGCGGGTGGCCATGAGATCACCCGGGAAATGCTCGGCAATGTCATCCTGGCGGATGCCGGTGAGAAGGCCGGCACAAATGACCCGGTGATCCCCGTGACCGCGGGCAAGACTGATATCTATGCCGTGCGCATCGGCCTAGATGGATTCCATGGCGTGACCACAACCGATGGCCAAATGTTACGAACCTGGTTGCCTGACTTCAGCACCTCCGGCGCCGTGAAGCGTGGCGAAGTGGAACTGGGGCCGGTCGCCCCGGTGCTCAAGTCCACCAAGGCCGCCGCTGTGTTACGCAACGTCAAGATCGGGGCCTAATCATCATGGCCATCGTGAAAACCCCCGTCGAGGGCTACACCGGCCCCGTCGGCGCTGATTTGTTCGTCGGCGGCGTCTGCACCGACGTCCCCGACGACCGGCTGGACTACTACCGGCGGCAAGGCTACATTATCCTCGACCAGGAAACTACCACGCCGCAGGAGACGCCAATCCAGCTGCCAGCCGATGGCGCCCCGAAGGCTGACTGGGTTACCGCCGCTGTTCAGCTCGGCATTGACGTCAAAGGCAAAACCAAAGCTGAAATCATCGCAGACGTCACCGCGGTAGCCCAGCCGGTGGAGGAGTAGCCCCCATGGCCATCTGGCTCACCGTCGACCCTAAAACCCTGTGGCCGCACCTCGACGGCACCCGCCTAGACGAAGCAAAACGCCTCATCGACCGGGCAGAGCACATCGTCCTCCAGAGGTTCCCCAGCATCCCCACCCGCATCCAGCAACACCGGCTCAGCGCCGAGGTTGTTGCCGGCGTCGTGGAGGACATGGTGACCCGCGCTATCGCCAAAGAAGACCGGGGTGGGCTCACCCAGCTGGCCTACCCGGAGGTGACCATGCAATGGGAAACCGACGGCGCCCTAGGGCAAGGCTCAAGGCTGTGGCTCACCACCGACGAGATCGTCCTGCTGTCCCCGCAGCTGGCCCAGGGCGCCTGGAGCATCCGCCGCAAAGCCACGCCCACGCTGCCGGAGGACCGATGCTAACCCCCCGAATACTCTTCCAACCAGGGTGGCAGTATCGGCGGCAAACCATCACCCGTGACGACCCTGCCACCGGGGAAATTATCGCCACCACCTACGAACCCATTGCCGGCAGCGGCCTTGTCCAAGAGGCATACTGGACCGGCATGCAAGAAACCACACCCACCGGAGGCATCCGCGACGAACGCCTCGTCATGTTCGCCCCCGCAGGCGTCACTGTGGCCGACCTTGACATCACCGCCAAAGATGAATTCATCGGCCCCGACGGCCGGGTGTGGCAGTGCATCAGCGACGGCATCGCCCGCGGCATCCCAGGCCAGCCACCCGACTACATTGCGGCACGAGCCCGCAGAGCAAAGGAGAAAGAACAACCATGACCGAAACCATTCCCACCACCCAAGCCGAGCAGTTGCTGCCCGAGGAGGAAGGCGTCCACGACGGCATCTACCACGGCACCGACGCCGACGGCAACCCCTTCTTTACCGCGGCCGGCAGCCCCTACCATCTCGCCGACATCCGCAAGAAACAAGCCGCCCAAGCTGCCGAAGCGGCTGAGAAGGAGACAAAGGAGGTTCCTAGTGGCGAAAGCGAAACTCACCCTGTACCGGCGCCGAATACTCCGCGAGCTGCGGCGCCAAACGGTACCAGCCCGAAAGAAAATCGCCCAGGAGATAGCCAGCCAAGCTAAAGCCGCAGCCCCCGTCCTCACCGGCGACTACCGTGACGGCATCGGCACCAACGTTCGGGGCACCATGGTGCGGGTCGTTGACAACGACGAACTCGCAATCCACAAGGAGTATGGAACCGCCGACACCCCCGCCCACGCGACCCTTACCGGCACCGCCATGAGATTCGGCCGCTACCGAGGCATGAGACCCCGATGAGCAACATCATTCCAACCGCCTACATCCCCGGAGAAGTACGCAAACATTTGCTGGCTGACGAGGAGTTCATCCGGCTGCTACGCGGCGGTGCCGTCACCTGCCGCGAAGTGCCCGACCCGCTCACTAAACCCCACGTCACGGTCAAGGCTGTAGGGCATCAGGGCGGCGACCCCAGGCTGCACCGGGTGCTTATCCAAATCACCCCATGGGTGCCCCGACCCGACGTCTCCCGCATTCCCGAAGACCCCGACATCACCGCATGGAACCTTGCCACCCGCGCCGGGGAGCTAATGGCCAGGGCAAAAAACATCATCGTTGATGACACCCACGCCTGGTCCGCCCACTGGGTGGACGGCCCCATCCAGCTGGAAGACAAAGGCCGGGGTCTCGACCGAATCATTTACTACGCACCTGTTCGCATTGGTGTTCACCTGCGCAGGCGCACAATCTAACAAATTAGGAGTGAATCATGTCTGATTTTGCTGATTCCAAAAAAGCCCACGTGTGGCTGGACGGTGACGCCTTCCGCGCCCCCGTAGGCACTGCCATGCCCACCGACCCGTTTGCCGCTACCCTCACCGGATGGGACGCCTACGGTGGCATCGAGGCAGGCATTGAAGTAACCGCCGAGCAGCAGGTCACCAAGAAGAAAATCTGGAACAAACGCAACGCGATCTACAAGATCATCCGCGATGCTCTAGAGAGCGGCATGAAGTTCCGCGCTGTCGACAACTCGAAGGCTGCTTTGCTGACCCGACTACAGGGCGGCAAGATCACTAAGAAGGGTGATCTCTACGTTGCCGAGCTTGGGCTTGGTGAGGAGTTCGCTTACTTCTGCCGGTTCGATGACGGCGTTTCCAAGATGGCGTTCTACTGCCCCCGCGTGACCCTGGCATCGCCGGCGAAGCGCGCCACCCTCGACGACCAGAACCTGGACGGCTGGGAGTTCGACAACAGTTTCCTTGAAGGCTTCGAGGAAGTCCTTCCCGAGCTGCCCGCAGGTATCACCGTGCCCTAATGGCTACCACTTCATGCCCATTTTGCGCAATCATCATGGGGGAGGGGTGGGCGCGAGAAGTCTACCGCGACGACCATGCCGTGGCGTTTTTCCCACTTCGGCCCGCGGCTCTTGGCCACACCCTGGTAGTTCCCCGCCGGCACATACCCGATATTTGGGAGCTGCCAGAGGCTGACGCCGCGTGCCTATCTCGCACTGTCTTGCGGGTTGCTGCGGCGTTACGTACAGCTGTCGCCCCAGACGGGCTGAATATCATCCAGTCCAGCGGGGCGGCAGCAACCCAAACCGTCCCTCACCTGCATGTGCATTTGGTGCCGCGCTGGGCAGCAGATGCCATGGGCCCTATTTGGCCGGCTAAACCTCCCAGCCGCCCGCCACAAGTACTCGACAACCTCCGTGACAAGCTGGCTGGCCTCATATAGGGCGTCTGGGTGTTGGCCCGTGCCCGAACCTTTATTCCTTCCAAACACTAGGAGAAACCAAATCTTATGGAAAAAATCGACCTTTTCGAGCGCGCTCTCGCTATTGGCGGCGGTGACCCCGTACCGGTCACCCTACTTGGCGTTGATTTGTCGCTGCGCCGGGATTTCACCGGCCAGGAAGCTCACGATATTGTCCGGGCGTTGTTTGACCACGCTGACGAAGCAGTGCACGACCAAGCCACGCGGGTTATCGCCCTGGTGTCCGACTCCCCTAAGAAGGCCCAGGCGGCTTTTGTTGACAAGCTCATGACGCTGAGTCTCGCCGAGGTCATGCGGGTGTTTGATGTCATCGGCGAGATCTGCGGCTACCGGGATGCCGATGGCAATTTTTTTCCTACATCCTCCAGCTAGTTAGCCCCCAGGAGTTCGCTAGGCGGCTGGTTGGGTTCCAATCCAAATACCACCTGAACTACCGCCAGGCATTGGCGGAGATGTGGTGGGTTGACCTGGCAATACTCGCTGATGGGTTGGATGAGTGGACCCCCACTGACGAAAACATCGCCAGGTTGGTGGACAGGGAAGACTACTGGCTGAACTCTGAATACCGATCGTGGATCACTGACCCGGACGACCCCGAAGTGCAGGCGGAGAAAACCCGCCAGAAACTACTGGGTGTAAAACCCCCAGGCCAGCCGCAGCTGTGGCCTGTCGCGGTCCGCCCACCTGCACTGCAACAGCAGCTGGTGCAGGAGGCCACCCAAGCGGCGGAGAAAATAGCTGCCCCGCCAAGAAAGAAGATCACCATCACGGAGTTCCTGCGCATGCGCGGCAACTAGGCAGTTAAGAGGAGGGCATAATGGCCGGCGGCAAAATTGATATCCTGGTTGAGCCAAACACTAAAGGATTCAACCGTGCTCTGGAAAACAGTCTGGGCAGTGCCCTGGGTATTGCGGGGAAACTCGGCGCAGGTATCGGCGTCGCCCTCGGACTTGGCAGCGTTGCCAGCGACATTGTTTCTGTCGGTACCGAGTACCAAAGCCAGCTGAATACCATGGCGGCAGTGTCCCAGGCGACCGCGGGGCAGATGGATGCCGTGCGCGCCAAAGCTAGGGAACTCGGCAACGACATTAGTCTCACTGGTACGTCGGCATCTGATGCCGCAGCGGCCATGACCGAGCTCGCTAAGAACGGCCTGACCGTCGCTCAGTCCATGGAAGCTTCCAAGGGGACATTGCAGCTGGCTGCTGCCGCCCAGATTGATGCCGCCCAGGCCGCCACCATCCAGGGGCAAGCGTTGCAGGCGTTTGGTTTGGGTGCCCAAGAAGCAGGCCGGGTATCCGACATTCTCGCAGGCTCGGCGAACGCCTCGGCCGCGGAGATCACCGACGTGGCCCAGGCTCTCCAGCAGGCCGGCACAGTCTCGCATGCCTTTGGCGTGAGTATCGACGACACGTCGACTGCGATAGCCATGTTCGCCAACGCCGGCATCACCGGCTCCGACGCGGGAACCCTGCTGAAAACTTCCCTGTTGGCGCTCACTGACCAGGGCAAACCCGCCCAAAATGCGATCCATGATCTGGGGCTTACCGTCTACGATGCTAAAGGCAAGTTCGTGGGGTTGCCGTCCCTGATTGGCCAGCTGAACGCCGCATCGAACCGCATGACGGAGGAACAGTATCAAGCGGCAACCGCCACCCTGTTCGGCTCCGACGCCATGCGTTTTGCTTCTATCGCTGCTGGGAAAACCACCGAGGACTTCAACGCTCTCAAAGAAGCGGTCACCCGGCAAGGGCAGGCAGCCGAAGTCGCAGCCGCCCAAACCAAAGGATTGCCAGGCGCCCTGGAACGCCTCGCCAACGCCAAAGAAGATTTGACTCTCGGCCTGTTTGAAGCTCTCCAGGATGACTTGGTGGCAGCCGCCGACGCTGGTACTGCCGCCCTCGGCAAGATTGGCCCCGCCGCCGAATCCGGCATACACCTAGCATCCGGCGCCGTGCACGGGCTCATCACTGTGCTAACCCCTGTAGCCGGTCTTGCATCCACCCTCGCCAACGACTTCACCGGGCCCCTGCTCGGTATTGCCGCCGTCATGGCCCTGAAAAACTGGACAGACTTCCCCACGAAGATCCAGCAAGCCACCCAGTCGATGGCCACGATGAAACAGGGCGTTGCTGACCTGCGAGAATATTACCGAAAAGGTGGCAAGGCGATCAGCGAGTTCGACGCGAAAACCCAATACATGATTACATCATCCAACGGGTTGACGCAGGCATTAGGTAGGTCGCGGGAGGCATTCAGCTCCGGGTCGGAGACCATGCAAGTCGCGGCTAAACGCTACTTTTACGCGGGCAACACCATTGCCTCCAACGCCGCGAAAATAGGTAATGCCGCTGCAGGCGCTGCCAAAGGTGGCTTGTCGTTGATGCGATCTGCCGCGGGAGCCGTTGGTGATGCTCTTGGTGGCCCGCTAGCTATCGGCTTCATGGTAGCAGGCGCCGTCGTCGGAGGCTTCATCGAGGCCAACCACGCCGCCACCGAAGCCCAGCGCAAACTAGCGTCGGCAACAAAAGCAACCCAGGCCGCCCAAAACGACTTGGCCAAAGCGGTTTCCGGTACCACCGGCGCCCTAACCGAACAGGCGAAAAAAGCGGCAGAACAACTCGCCGATGCCAGCTTGACCCAGCTCACTGCTGTCGGCAAAGCCCGAGAGGGATTCATCTCTCATGCGGATCCCACTCGCGCGTCCTCCGAATGGAACAGCCTTTCCTTGAAGGAACAGCAGGAAGCGACGCGCAGTGCATCTGAAATATCAGACGCCTACGAAGTACTGAAAGCCAAGCTCACCGCCACTGGCCTGAGCATGGAAAACCTCAACAACATTGTTGCCGAGGGCGGCGACGACTATAAGAAACTCGTTGCCGAGCTGCGTGCTGCTGGTGAGGAAGGCGAGCGTGCCGCGGGTTACCTGGAGAAATCACGGAAGCAGATCGAAGACACCATCGCCGCCGCGCGCCGGGTTGACCCTGCTGCCGCCCAAGCTGCCAAGGGCATTGATGTTCTGGCGGATTCGTCGGCCAACGCCAACGATAAGCTGAACGCCCTGGAGTCGATCATGCAGGCTATGGGCCTGGCACCCGTAGCAGCAGAAGAAGCCATGGCTTCCGCTGCCCAGGCTGTGGATGAAATGGTGAAATCCGCCGAAACCGCGAACCACCCGGTTGAACAGCTGGGTGCGAACCTGGGCGACCTGGCTGCCGGCAAGTTGGACATGGCGAACGCCTCCGCTAGAGAGCTGAGTAAGAAGCTCTCGACGATGCGGCAGGAGCTGGAGAAGGTCGCCACCGCGGGCGGTAATACTAATGAGGCCTACCAGCAGATGCAGGGCTCATTTGCCGCTATTGGCCAGGAGTTCGGCCTGACCGCGGAGCAGGTCCAACACCTAGCTGACACCTACGGCGTGCTGCCTAAAGAGATTACTACCCTGGTTGGCGTCAACAGTGAGGGCGCCAAGAAGGAACTGGCCACGGTATGGTCGCAGTTATACCCGCTCGAAGCCGGCACCAGCATTGAGGTGAAGGCTGTGGGTGACCAGGCAATGGGCGTGCTCAAAGACCTGGGCATCAAGGCGGAAAAGCTGCCTGATGGCATCAACATGAAGCTGACCGCCACCGATGCTGACGCCGTGGCCAAGCTCGGGGAAGTAGCGGCGAAAGCCGACGCTATCGGCGATAAGCCGGTCGACGTGAAACTACTGCTGGACGACACAAAGTTCACGACCAACGCGGCAGCCGCCAAAAACCTGGTCGACGATCTGGCGATCCAGAAGCCTTCCCCCCAAGCGCAGCTCATCATTGATGAATTCCTCAAGACTGGGGAGATCGCCAAGGGCGACCTGTACTACCTGACCGGCCTATCGGCCCGCCCCCAGGCTGAACTGAACAAGGATTTGTTCGATGCCGGATTCAACACCACCAAGGAACAGCTGGACTCGCTCACCCGCACCACAGCAATGCCAACCGTCGACGCAAACACCGCGCCCGCGCACAACAAGATTCGGGATCTCTGGAACGCGCTAGTTTCGCTGACAGCCATGGGGCCAGTCAGCGTTATGGGCATAGCGGCGAAAGCCACCGGGCTTTCAGGAAAAGCAGCTGGTGGCCGCCTACCAACAACCGGCCCCGGCACCGACACCACCGATGGCATCCTTGCGGTCAACCCCCAAGGCGCGCCCCTGGCGTGGGTGGATGCCGGCGAGTGGGTCATCAACCGACGCTCAGCTGCCCAATACAACCACACCCTGCACCACCTGAACCAGGGTGATGGGCCAGGCGCCCTGGCAGCCCTTTATAACGAGCTACCCCGCCACGCTACAGGTGGGCGGGTGCAGAAAGTCAAAGCCGATCTGGCCCCGCTGGATGGCACCCCCTACATCCTGGGCGGGTTTTCCCCGGCTGGCGTGGACTGCTCCGGCGCTGTGAGCGCCGCGGTGAACTCATGGGAGGGCGCCCCGATCTTCCAGTCCCGCATGAGCACCGCCACGGAAGGCCCCTGGCTTGCCGCGCACGGTGCCCTGCCTGGCCGCGGCAACCCCACCGATTTCCAGATTGGCTGGTGGGATAACGGTGGCGGCGCCAACGGGCACACCGCCCTTAAACTTCCCGACGGTACCTACATCGAATCCGGCGGTAACACCGGTGGTGGTCTCACTATCGGGCGGGGAGCCGGCCCCCTCGACGGGCGGGGGTTCACCAACTGGGCGCATTTTTCCGGCAGTGCTGCTGACCTTAACCTCCCAGCCCTAGAGCTGGCGTTTAGCAGCCTCACCGGTGGCGGCACCAGCGTGAGCTGGGGCGAAGCCCAATCCCTCCACGATCTGGCCATCAAATACTTAGGCGCAAAGGTCTATGACCAGGGCGGCATCCTCCCCCACGGCGGCGTAGCAGTAAACTTGTCTGGCCGCCCAGAGATGGTGCTGCCCCCGACGTTGAGTCAGGCGGCCCGTAGTGGGCAGCTGCAGGCCACATCCCCGGAGCTAGCTCGCGCCGTCGACAAGCTCACCGCAGCATTGTCGTCGGCGACCGCGGCATTCGTCAAAGCCGCGAAAGAACTGGACAAACCAGTGCGCGCAGGGTCGAAGGAACTGGCAGCCTGGGGCGGCGGTTTCCTTGGTAAGAGTCAGGTTGTGATCGACGCTGAAAAAGGCCTGGCGGATACCCGTAAGGCCATTGCCGATGAGTCCAAAGACATCGCCGACGCCGAGAAGGAACTGGCCAAAGCTAGGAAGGACCTGTCGAAAACCGAGCGAGACAACGCCGACAAGCTCATCGACGCTCAGGACCGGCTGCGGAAAGCCCGCAGCAAAGATAAGGCCAGCGCTGAAGACATCGCCGACGCCGAACGCAACCTCGCCAAAGTACGGGAAGACGCCCCGGAGAAATCCCAAGAGGCTGCCGAGAAGATCGCCCAGCAGGAAGAGAAACTGGCCGAGGCCAGGAAGAAAGCCGCCGACTCCGCGAAGCGACTAGAGGCCGCCGAGCGCACAGTCACCGCAGCCTACTACCAGGCCCTGGCTGACCTCATTGACGGTGTGAGCGGGCACCTAGCGTCCGCTGCTGGGCACTTCGGTGAGTTCTTCGACACCCTCGGCAAAGCCGCCGAGATCGCCGATAGTGAGCGCAAGGCCATAGGGGAGCTGCAACAATCGCAGATCCGCAACGGCTTAGCCTTACAGAAGTCCTTGCTGGACCTGCAAACAGCAGAATGGGACGTGTATACTGCCCGCGCACAGGGCGCTATCTCGGTGGCCCAGGCGGAGAAACAGTTAGCTGAAACTCGTAAGCAGCAGGCGCTGCTGGGGGCGACCGGCATCGAGGCCATGGGCGCCGCCCTCGACCGTTTCCGTACCACGGGCGTGTTCTCGATCGGACAGGTTGCCGACTCTGTTGTCGCCCAAACTGCTGCCGTGCGCGCTGCCGAGTGGGCGGTTGCCGAGGCCCGCGCCCAGGCAGCAGCCGACCAACACGCCGCCACCCAGAAACAAGCACTGGCCCAGCTAGACGTTGCCGACGCCACCCTGACCCAGGCGAACACCGCGGAGATGCTACGGATCAAAACCGAAGCACTCACGCAGCAAACCGCCCAACTATACGGCCTGACACCCAGCGCTGCCCAGGGCGCCAGCGCCGGGTTTGGCGGCATCGGGAAACTCCTCGGCGGCCTAGGCAAGATCGCCGCGGGCATTGCCGGTGGCGCCGCGGGTTTCGCAGCTGGCGGCCCCCTGGGCGCTATCCCCGGGGCCACCATCGCCCTCGGCGGCCTAGGCGACCTAGTGCGCGGCGGCTTCGACCTCTTCAACAACAGGCAGTCCGTGAAGGAAGCCTGGAAAGGCATGGGCCTAGCCCAGAAAGCCGGGGTCGTTTTGGGCGGCCTGGGCGGCGGGGCGCTCGCTATCGGCGGCGCCGCGCTCACCCCCCAATACGGCGCCGAGGCGGCCATCGGCGGCGCCAAGCTTGCCGACCAATGGACCGACGCCGTCCTGGGCGGCATGGCCCACGGCGTGGAATCAAAAATCGCCGCTATCCAGCGGCAAACCACGGACCGTACCGACCGGCTAGGGCTCGCCACTGACGCCCAAAAACTCCTCCTCGACACTCAGCGGCAACAGCTAGAGCTAGCAGGTGCGGCGAAAGCCGAAGCGCTGACAGCCCAAGTGGACTACGCGAACCTGCAAAAGCAGCTAGCTGAGGCCACCACCAAGGCGGAGATCGACGCCCTCACCGAGGCTGCCCGCGTGGCAGCCACCAAGCGTGACGCCATGCTAGTACTGGCGGCACGCCAAGCCCAGGCTGCTGAAGCCCAGCTGGCGCACACCCGCGCGCTGGTGGAGGCCGCCCGCTCCGGCGCCACCCAGGCCGGAGTGAAAACCATCGACATTAATATTCGCGTCCCCGACGGTGCCATTACCTTCACACGTGCTGATGTTGCGCGCATCACGACCGAGGCGGTGAAGGCCGCCACCGGTGCCGACTATGTGAACGCCCGAATCTAGAAAGGGAAGGAGGCAAGCGTGTATGAGATGACCTACGTGTCGCCTGACGGCGCATCCTTCGCTCTCACCGGCGGCCAAATCGAGGTTGCCGAGGGCGGCGTCGACAAACTCACCGGTAGCGTCAAGGAGCGCGCATATACTGCGGTGGGTATGCCGGGGCAGCTACTCGAATCGCACGTTATCGAGCCGATCCGCGGGTCGCTTACCCTGGTGCTGGTCTCCACCCCCACCAAGCCCGCGGAAGCACTGGCCTTCGAGCTGCGCAGGGCATTCTCTCACTACCACCCAGGCCAGCTCGCGGCCGCCACACCCCGTGGCGTGGCCAGGCTCCGATGCCGGCTAGACGGCACCATCACCGACCCTGCCGAGGTGTATAGCCGCTCCAGCGGCCTAGAGCTGCGCATCCCCCTAGCCGCCGATGAGGGCGTCTGGAAGATCGGCCCATACACCAGCGCCGGCAAGATCAACGTTTCAAACTTCGGTGACACCACCACCTACCTGGAAATCACCTGGCAAGGCAGTGGCGGCCCTATCGTCCTCCCTTCCGGCGCCACCCTAACTCTGCCCGCCACCTCCGAACGCCGACGCTTGCTCCTTAACCCCACCGACTCCTGCGCCATCATTGACCCCGCAGGCGCCGTTGACCACGCCCTGTGGCGGCAAATCCCCTACCTGCCTGAGGGGGTGCCGGCAGGTCAGCAACGTACATACCAACTGCCTGCTGGTGCTACCGCCACATGGCATGTTTCCACCCTCGACCCCTGGAGGTGACCATGATCGACTGGGCAGCCCACCGCAAACACCGCGAGCAGATCATCGCCGACGCCGGCCAGTGGATAGGCCTGCTCGACGCCGACGGCAACCCCCTCATGGACCTACCCCCTGTGGTATCCATGGTGGCGCCGGAGGCACGCAACGACCCCGGTTCCCTGGAACTTACGGTATTGTGCCGCAGTAACCGCGGTATTATCCATCCCGTCGTCACCGAGCTTGTCGCCGAGCAGCTCGGTGTGCTCAGCCCCGAGGGCAAGCTCGTCCCCGTCGCCGATCGGACCCGCTTCGTGGCCATAGAACGCGAGGGGGTGCCGCGCCGGGTGTTCTGGGCGACCCACACTGTGGCCAGGGGTGATGCCGACGCCCCTGCCACCCTCACAATCCACGGCGTGGGGCTAACGAAGCTGCTATCGCGGTTCCCTGCGATGTCTGCCCCGACCACGTGGCGGTCGTTGTTTAAGCGGTTTGAGCGCGACTGGGTGGGACCGGAAAACACCAAGGTCGCATTCTCGCGGCCCCGGGAGCTAGCGGGGATGAAAATGGTGACTGTTGCTGACGGCGCCACCCTCGATGGCCCCGCCGAGGCCACCATCCGACGGCTGATTGCCGAGTCGCTGGCGGCAGCGTTCCGGGTTGCTGGGATCACCAAGGATCTACCTATCCAAGTGGCGACCACCCCGACGGGACGCCCCTCCCCGCGTATCCTGCTGCGCCCCACGGATGGGCCGCTGCTGGAGGAGATCGCCCAACCGGCTGCCGCGGCGGGCGTTATCATCACCGCCCGAATGTGGTGGCCAGGCGACCCGCAGGTCACCGGTCTGGCGTTGTCGTTGCCTACGGTCGTCGTGGCAGTTGAGCAGGCAAAGGAGGCGCCATAATGAGGCCCACGTTTATTGCTGATGGCGGCGAGATGACCGTTGGTCGCCGCACCTCCACCTATGTGTATGGGGTTTTCCAAGTGGATATCCCCGAGGGCAGAGAACAAGCCCAACAAGACGATCGTCTGCAAGAAGGGTACATTTACCGCCCAGATCAGCGCCCCACGGGGCGGTTCGATATCGGTTTTGTTCGAGCTGATGCCCGCGTCGATCTCAACGCCCAGCAATCCAACTTGGAGTCCATTGTCGACGCCGCCCAGAGCCGGGTCGAGGGCGCGGTGTTTTTTGAGCGTGACATAATCGGCCGCGGCCTAGGCAAGTTCCGCCCAGGTGTTGACTTCGACACTGCTAGCCTCGTCGACGTGCTGATCTGGGGGAAAACCCTCACCCTGCCGGTAACCGCTATAGACATGACCAGTGGTGACGCCGCAGCAGTGGGCTGGCGGGTGCACGTCGGCGGCCAAATGATCGCCGACGCCGACAGTCTCCGATCCCACAACGACGCCATCCTCGGCCAAATAGAACAGGAACGCCGACGCCGACTAGCTACAACCAAAACTGCCGAGACCGCGGCGACCACCGCCAACAGTGCCACCTCAGCGGCTGCCACTGCAAACACCAAAGCGACCTCAGCAGCTGCCGCCGCTGACGACGCCGACAAGAAAGCGAAGGAAGCCGATGCTGCCGCACGCATCGCTGACCAAAAAGCCAAAGAAGCCGACGCAGCGGCCCGTGCCGCCGATAGGAAAGCAATCGAAGCTTTGCAAACTACAGTGCAGGGCATGCCTCGCATCCTGCACATTGACACCGGCGGCGCCAACATCTTCACCGGCTCATCCGGCAGGATCAACAACGGCGAAGCATGGGGCACCCTCAAATGGTTCAGCGCCGGGCTGCAAGTTCGATCTGGTGCCAGATTCGAGGCCAAAGGCGACTGGGCCGGTTCTATTCTCATGATTGCTGTTGCTACTCAGGGCGCCACAGATGTCTCCTGCGCCGATATCACTGCTGGTAACCGCTACCACGAGTCCGCCACTGGCGGAATCTTCCAAACCTATAAGTCCGCGACGGTTATCATCCTGCCCAGCACCTAACCACCGCCACTGCCTTTAGGAGACCCCACCATGCCCACCATCACCGGTGACCTGCGGCTAATAACTAACCAGCCAGCCGCTGTCACAGCTTTGCAAATCCACGCCCCCGAAGCCCGCACCAGCGCCGGTACGGTTATTCTCCCTGCTCCCGCTATCGTTCCCGTCACCGGCGGTAAATTCACCGCCGATATCGAGCTTGGCGCTGCCGTGTGCATCCCTGATTACAGCGGCACTTTGGGCGAGCCCATTCACATCGCTATCCGTCTTGGTACCGCGACATTTGCCGAGGCGCTGGAAAACGGTCGTGACCTCACCCCAGACGAGCGCGACCGGGTTGTCGAGCTGTACCAGAAAATGATTACCGCCGGAGACGCCGCGAAAGCCGCCGTGGCAAAAGCCGAACAATCAGCCACCCAAGCAGCACAGTCAGCCGCGGCAGCCAAAGAATCCGCAGACCACGCCGCCAGTGGCGTGCCCCCCGCTACCGCCACGGTGCAAGGAAAAATCCAACTGGCAGGCGACCTCATCGGCACCGCCGATAGCCCACGCGTCGTCACTGCCGGCGTTAACGGGTACAGCGTAGCTCACCGCAGCCAGGGGTTCGTGAAAACCCAACCGGACGGAGTGCTGACCATAGCTGACGACACTATCCGCTATGATGCCGCTGCGGTGCATAAAGGATACGTGGATGCAAGAATCAGTCGGCATAGCCACACCACCGACCAGATCAAAGGCCTGGACACGGCACTAGCCGGCAAAGCGTCAGCATCACACACCCACCCCACCAGCCAAATCACCGGCCTGGACGATGCCCTGGCCAGCAAAGCGGCAACCAGCCACACGCACACACAGGCCGATATCACTGACTTGCCAGTGACCTCAGTAGACGCGGCTAAAAACACCCTAGTAGTGCGAGACTACAGCGGCAGGGTAAAGACTGGCACACCCTACAGTGACGAGGATGCCGTGAACATGGAGACTTACCGGTACATGTTCGAAACCCAGCTCAGCCGCACTCTAATCAAGCAAGAGCTGTTCGACGGGAAAATTTCCGCCCGAAAAATCGGGAAAATCGTCATTCTCAATACCGCCATCCGCCCTGGCACCATAGGGAAACTCCCCTACCCTTTCTGGCCGGAAGATGCTGTACTCTTCCTCATTCCTGCAGCATCAAGTTCAGTCCAAACACTGGGCAGGTTCTTTATCAGCAAACAGGGGGACGCTAGCCTGAGCACATATAACGGTGCGACAGGCGATGTATTCCAAGGCACAGTCACATACCTGTCATCTAACTAAAAACATATAAATCCCGGTCCGGTCACCTACCGTACCGGGTTTCTTCATGGAAGGAGGAAACCATGGTTACTGTTACTGTTGCCCAGCTTGCCGCGATCATGGGCGGCGATATCGACTACAGCCAACACGTGGCGGCGGCAAACGAGGCCATGCAGCGCGCCCAGTGCACAACCGTGCTGCGCCAAGCGATGTTTTTGGCCCAGATCGGCCACGAGTCAGCCGGCCTGAAATATTTCCGGGAAATAGATCCCGGCTATTATTTGCGGGGTCGTTCTGATTTGGGGCATGGGCCGGGGGAGGGGGAGCAGTGGCGGGGCGCGGGCCCCATCCAGCTCACGGGCAAAAACAATTTTCGGGCGTTCGGCGCCTGGTGTCACACCCAGGGGTTGGTAGAGGACCCGGAGGTGTTTGTGCGCCAGCCGGAGCTGGTGGCCACGCCCCGCTGGGGGTGGCTGTCCGCATCCTACTACTGGACAGTCGCCCGCCCCGACATCAACCAACTAGCCGACGCCGGCGACATTGTTGGTGTGACCCGCCGCATCAACGGCGGAACCAATGGCCTTGACGACCGTGAGCGCCGCTACCGGCTAGCCCTACGCATCCTCAGGAAGGAGACCCCTATGGCAAAGAAAATACTGCCGTATTCACGCGACCAAGTAACCCAAGACACCGGATATTTCTGCGGGCCGGCATCGTGTCAAACCGTGATCCGGGCGGCAACCGGCACACTCATCGACGAATCCGTGCTCGCTGCTGAGCTGGGAACGACCACCGAAGGCACCAGCAGTATCGACCGTATGCCCTCGGTGCTCAACCGGCACATCCCCGGTGCCCTGTACGAGTATCGGGTGATGTCGAACGACCCGCCAACCCCAACCCAGACCGAACTGCTATGGGACGACATCACAGCCAGCATTGACGCAGGACACGGCGTCGTCGCCAATATTGTTGCGCCGCCAGAAAACTACCCGCGAGGAGTGAACGGGTCGATCTCCCCCGCATACTCCGGCGGCACCGTATTCCACTACATCGCCATCATGGGTACCGGGGAAGACGGGAACGGTGACCCCTGCGTGTGGGTTGCTGACTCCGGTTTCTGGCCATACGGCTACTGGCTTGGCCTCGACCAGCTAGCAACGCTCATCCCGCCCAAGGGTTACGCCTATTCAATCGCCCCCGTGCAACAGGAAGGAATTTTTATGGGACTCCCCCAAGACCGCCAAGAGGATCTGGCGCGCAAGATTGATGACATCCACACCATCCTTACTCGCCGCCTGCCCAGCCGCAGCGGTTACCGTACCACTGATGAACCCATCGACACCCTAACCGGGTTCGTGCTCAACGCCGATGCCCGCCTGCATGAGCAGGCGGTGTTGGAAACCGCCCAGGCCACCGGCCTCACCCCCGGTGATGTCCACCAGCGCCTGGCCAGCGGCCAGTCGTTTGTTGAAATCCTAGAATTAGAAGGAGAAAAGTAATGACCACTAACCCCACCCTCGATGCTGTTCAAGCCGCGATCGCAACCGCCATCGAGGCCCAGCCCTGGTATCGGCGATTTGCTAACACGGTCAGCGCATCCCTCGGCGGCGTGGCAGGCGCCCTGGCAACCCTGGCCGCGGCCTATGCTGCTACCGGCCGCGCTGACTCTACCGCCGTCCTGGTTGGTGCCGCAGCCGCTATCACCGCAGGTATCGCCGCCCGCCTCACGAAAAATGGTGTCACCCCCTCTACTGGTGCCACGATCAGCGCTGCGGTTGCTGCCCAAACCGCCCCCGTAGATGTCGCCGTCGCCGTGCGTGATGCCGTCCGCGCCGAGTTAGACGCCCGTGGCGCTGCGCCGGGTGGTGAGCACGCCGAATGATTGGCATGGCACCGGCGGTGATGCTGGTGCTAGATGCCCCGCCTGCTCACAGTGCTGCATGGGGCAACATCTGGGAGCGCATCAGTGCATCAGAGGCCATCATGCTGGCGCTCGTGACGGCTATCGGTGGCGCCTATAAGATTCGGGCGGATCGGCGCGCCGAACGGGAAGCTGACAAAGCGGCAATCCTGGAGCGCAAAGCGGCAGCGGTGGATAAAGCCGCCCAGGACTTGCGCGAGTGGTTGACTACTCGCGTGGCCATCCTCGAAGCCAAAGTGGAAGAGATGCAACGAGAACGTGAACTTCATATGCGCGTTGCCTCGACTTTTTTTGATGTTATGGCCGACTACCCAGATCCTCCGGGTGCGCCGCCGATCCCCGCCACGGTCGCCTCCGTCATCGGGTGGCCACCACAGTGCGCTCAGCCGGCACCAGCCCCATCACCCGAACAAACATAAAACTCCCCCTACCTGACGTTAGGTATCAGGTAGGGGGAATTTTTCGCGTTATCGGGGGGTTGAGCGTGGGGCCTGGCGTGGGCGCTGCTCATGCCACTGCCGTACTTCACGGGCGCTCCACACCCGGAGATTATGCCACCGAGTAGCCGCCGCCGGCGCTTGGCCCCGACTAACGTATGCCGTCCAGGTGTCAGGCGCGATACCTAGATAGGTAGCGCACTCCCCAGCAGTCCAGTACTCGGCGCCGTCCTCGTCAACGAGTTTTAGCCGCATCATTTCTCCTTTAACAGCGTGTCGACAATAACATTGAGTGCTACCACTGCAAGCAGCATGATGCTCACCCAGAGCCGACCCCCTACGAGGGGGAGCAGTACTGCTGCGATGGGCAGCACGATGTAGCAAAACACTACATGACGCTTCGACATGATGGTCTCCTTTCTTCTGATCCGTGCGGTAGGGTGGTGGGGGTGCCCCCCGGTTCAGGATGGTTCGAGCTTCCTGAACCGAGAGGGTCACTTGCGATGACGGCCTCGGTAGCGCCAGGGCTTAGACTTTCTCACGAGCCATTGAGCGATGCGCTCTAGCATGCTGTATGCCCCGAGAAACCCCAGTGCCAGACCGAGAACGGTGTGCCATTCCATGGGCCTCACCTCCCTTCCACTATTGAATTTTCAACGTGAGCGTTTCCCGCTCACAAGAACCATTATACACGGCTAGCCGTGTATAATCAAGATGGGGGTAGGTAAGGGTGGGGGCGTTCACGGGTGATGCGGGCGGGTAACAGAGAGGATATCTGTCATAGATAGTCGCTGTTGAACGGCTTTTAGCATCTGACTACGGATCAGAAGGTTGGGGGTTCGAATCCCTCCGGGCGCACAACCACAATAAAGACCCC